ACAAAACACTTTCACGGATTGGGCCGAGCTTCCGCCTGTTTTTCAACTTTTAATAAGCGGATTAGCAGATTCGACGGTTACATTCCAGGGGTCACCGGATGGCGGATCAACGATTTATGATTTAGATGATTGGAGCGGTGTTGTCGAAAACGGCCTTCATGTCGGCACTATTGCTAAAACTAATTGGGTTTACAGGGCTGGCGTTAAGACCGGAGAATACGGATCGGATACGATAGTCATTAGATTGGAGGGCTAAAAAATTATGGGATCAAATATTTTCTTAAGGCCCTTTGTAACTGATGATCAATTGGACGGATACCTCACCCCAGAGGGAGTAATAATGCCAATGGGCACACTAGGCGCAGGCGTAGGCATCTGCCCGGAAGTCAGCCTCCCCACCGGCTACATCGGAATGCCAGGCTACCGCGAACGAGCCTCGGAGAACTTCGGAAATTACATCACCCCCTACGGCTCGATCCGGGTGTTCATTCCGAAATTCTACTACCTGATGGGAACCGGCACCAACGGCCTGCCGGTAAACGTACCGGATATCAAGGGCATCAACACCTACCCCACCACGGCCCTGGCCAATGCCGCCGGATACGCACTCCACAGAATGTTCATCGATGGCGGTGCCGAAAAGTCCGGGGTGTTCGTAGATAAATTCATGGCCAGCGTCGGAGCTTATGGCGGAAATAATATCGCCATTTCCGTCAAAAACGGCCTGCCGATTTCCTTTGATGCGGCTCATAACCCGGCATCAGGCCTGACCGGAATCACTGTAAACCAATATTATTCAGCAATCGACGCCTGCCGCCTATTGCCTGATGATTCATTCTGCACCAGCAAGTTTATTTATTCCGGGCTGGCCATGATTTCCCTTGCCCATGCCAATGCGGCAAGCGGAGCAGGCCTGGCCTGCGGGTGGTACAGTGCCACCACCAATTTCCCCAAGGGCTGCAATAATAACGCCCTGTCCGACACAGACGACACGACCATTAAATTCGCCTCTGACGGATATTCCAACTGCGCCAAAACCGGATCCGGCATCCCTTTTTCGAAAACCACCCACAACGGTCAAGAGTGCGGAATCTGTGATCTCAACGGCCTAATGTATGAGGTGTCAATCGGAGTCACCTGCATAGCCGCAACAAAAACAATCTCCGGCGTATCCCTGGCAAACCCATGCGTACTGACTCTCAACAACACCACGGATCTTGTCACCGGCGGGTACTGCATGATCACTGCCATCGTCGGCACTACTCAACTCAACGACAAGATTTATAAGTACACAGTCATCGACGCCACCACTATCAGTCTGACCGGAGTGGATTCAAGCGGCTTCACCGCATATGGATCTGCCGGGACACTCACGTTCGGCACGTTCTATGTGGCCAAAGAAGCCACCAGCATGAAAAACTTTACATCCGGAGCAACCCTGGCCACAGACCACTGGGGAGCGACCGGAGTCGCGGCAATGATGCAAGCCATCACGCCGGTTTTCAGATCAGACTATCCAAATAACGGTTTTGCGCTCCGAATGGGCTCCGGCGCCAATCAGGTCCTGAGCGAGGCAACCGCCGGCGATGCCTGGCTGAGAACTGCTTTGGGTATGCCGATGGCCGAAGGCGCAGTTGACGTAACAGGCACAAACGCCTTTGGTAAGGATTACTTTTATCAATATATTATCAATAGTTTGTGTCTTCTATCTTGCGCGGCGTGGAGCAGCAGTTCGACTGCTGGGGTCTGGCATTCCTCTTGGCGCGATTCCCGGGCGTCTTCGGGCAACGTTGTCGGGTTTCGCGCCGCCTGTTACCCTGTAAACTAGCGCGATAGCGCGGGTTCAGAATGAGGATTAAATCAGTGGGGATACACAGCGAGGCGCAGCTCAATCGAAAGTTTATGGAGTTTGCGGTTTTATTGAACATTTATCTCAGCCATTTTCCGAAGTACGAAAAATTTGCTTTGGCGAATAGAATCAGGAACACGGCATATAAGGAGGCGCCCAATGCCCAAGATTTTATCGTACCAAAAAATTACCGACGAGTTTACTACACATTGCCTTGATGTTGCCGGGATGACCGAGCTTTGCACCATCGGAAAAGACACGTATGTCTCGGTGCCGGATGATGCAAAAACGGCAGATGTTAAAACGGTTGAGATTAAGGATGTCGAGCTGACCGATGAGCTGAAAATTAAAATCAAAGCCGAATCACCCCACGCGAAACTGATCAATGAACGGGTGGTTGCCAAGATCCGGGAGAAATACAGCATCGATGATGAATTGAAACTGCTCAGACAGAAGGCCATGGAAAAAGTCGATCCGGCAGCGATGAAGGCATATGATGATCACGTCGAGGCGTGTGTTTTGTGGGGCGTCGAAGAAAAGGCGAAAATGGGACTGTAATTGCCATGCAACTATCAAAATATATAGCCCCAACAATCGAACCAATAACCCTTCCCGAGCTGAAGCTTCACCTCAGGCTCGATTCCGGGTCTTTTGCCGACAACGTGGACGAAGTTCAATCCATCATCCCAGGAAGCAAGATAATTGCCGATAATTACACGGTCCATGTCGGGGCCTCGGTGGAAGTCATGGGATACACGGCAATCGTGAATTTGAATTCCGGGACCAACGGCGCGACCGGAACTGCCGATGTCAAAATCCAGGAATCAGACGACGGAACCACCTGGACCGACTGGACAGGCGTGGCTTTTACTCAGGTCACAACGGCAAATGACAACGCCATTCAGGAAAAAGCCTATACCGGCACGAAGCGGTACATCCGGACGGTTGCGAAAGTCCTTCTGGCGGCTTGCGACTTTGGAACAACCGTCATTCGGCTTGCAGCCACGGCTTATGAAGATACCCTCTTGACGGCGATCATTCAGGCGGCGCGAGAGCATGTCGAGGACATCACGCGGAGACAGCTCCTGACGGCCACTTGGGATTATTCCATCGACGGCTGGCCCACGGCAAATTACATCAAACTCCCCGGGGGGAACCTTCAGAGCGTTACTTCGATGAAGTGGAAGGATACCGATGGAACCGAAACGACTTTGACCGCCGGCACGGATTATCTGGTTGAAACCAACGGTGACGGTATCGGCCGGATCGTGCTTCCATACAGCACTTCATGGCCTTCCGGGACGCTTTACCCAAGTAACCCGATAACCATTCGATATATTGCCGGGTGGACTACGGCGGCGCTGATCCCGGCGAAGATCCGGGCGGCTCTTTTGCTGATTTGCTCGGACCTGTATGTGAACCGGGAAGGTCAATTGTTTGGGATTTCGGGGTCGTCTTATCAGGAAAATAAAGCGGTTCAACGGCTTCTGGCGAGTTCACGGCTTTGGGATGACTTTCTATGAAAATTGGGGACCTAAATAAGCGCGTGACGCTCCAATACAAAACCCGTGTTACCGATGGCATGGGGGGCTTTACCGAGGCGTACAGCGATTCGGAAACCGTTTTTGCGGCTATCTGGCCAACGTCGGCAAAAGAGCTTGTCCAGGCCAACAACACGGCAATGGTGGTGTCTCACAGGATCAGGATCAGATACCGGAGGGACGTGAAGGGGTCTTACCGGGTGAAATTCGGAAACCGGTATTTTGCAATCGTGAGCATCATCAACCCCGAAGAAAAAAACGAATGGCTTGATCTGATGTGCAAGGAGGCGGCTTGAACAATCTTCTAACCGGCCTCATGACCAAATTATCAAGTTCAACGCTTTCGTCCTATGTTGGGGGCCGGATTTACCTTGACGCGGCTCCTGACGGCGCTCAGTTCCCCTACGTGGTGCTTTTTATCGTATCGGGCAATCAGGAGAAGACTTTCACAGAGCATTACACAAATACTTTGATTCAGTTCTCTTTATTTTCCGCTTCGACCGGGGCGGCTGAAATCACAACCATGTATGGATACTTGAAATCCGCCATCGATGAATGCGCCTTGACGATCACCGGAAGCGCCTTTGTTTGGATGAAGGAACAAAATTTAACAACAATGGTTGAAGACATCGTATCAAGTGACGCTTCC